ACTTTGAAGAGGTCACTTCTTCTGATGAGTTTCACGATTGGGCTGAACAACAAACCCAATCTGTGCAAAATCTTATCTATGACGGTGATGTTGACGATGTTATCTGGGCACTTAACCTCTACAAAAAAGAGAGTGTAGTGACTAACCCAAATAAGGACGCTGCTAAAAACGTCAAAGGTAGGAAATCTGATGCACCAGCAGACGATAGTGGTAAGAAGAAATTCTCCGAGTCTCAGGTGCAAAAAATGTCGATGTCAGAATACGAAAAACATGAGGATGCCATTAAAGAGTCTATGAAGACTGGCACTTTTGTTTACGACCTGTCTGGCGGAGCACGTTAAAAAGGCCGAGAGAATTGCAACCTCTCTCCAACCCTCTTTAACATTATAACACATAAAGACCACCCTTTGAATAAGAGCCGGGGATTACAGGCATGTAGTTCCCCCTCCCTCTGAAATAAGGCCCTTGAAGTGTTGATGGTCGAACAATTAATCTTAGGAGCACATTGCAAAGCAATGGCCCTTCCATCAACAAAGGAACTACACTATGGCTTTTAGAGCTGCTGCCGGACATGGCAGCCTTCCCAATGGCGTTTTCTCGCCGATTATCTATTCTAAAAAAGCACAACTTGCTTTCCGTCGTGCTTCGGTTGTTCAGGGTATTACTAACACTGATTATTTTGGCGAAATCTCCTCGTTTGGTGACTCGGTTAAAATCATCCGTGAACCTGACATCCAAATTCGTCCCTACTCGCGCGGTAAGCTAATCACCCCGCAAGAGCTGATTGACGAAGACTTCACAATGGTTGTGGACCAAGCTAACGAATATGCCTTCCAACTGGAAGACATTGAGCAAGCTCACTCGCATATCAATTGGATGTCGTTGGCAACTGATCGTGCAGGCTTCCGTCTGAAAGACCAGTTTGACGCTGAAGTGCTTGGCTATCTGGCTGGCTATAAGCAATCGACTATCGGTGCTCCGGCTAACACCCTGCGTGTTCTGGCTGATATCCCCGGTACGAAAGCTGTTGCTACGGCTGGTGCTGACGAATTGCTGACCTCGAACAAACTGATTAAAGGTTCGTTCTTGGCTGCTGGTGGTGACAACTCGATCCCGGTGGCTCCGCGTTTCCCCGGCCAACAAACTAAACCGACTGATTTGGTCTCGCCGATCACCATTCTGGCTCGTATGGCCCGGAACCTCGATCTGCAAAACGTTGACCAAGCTGGTCGTTGGGTAGTGATTGACCCGGTGTTTGCTGAGATGCTGAAGGACGAGGATAGCCGTCTGTTCAATATGGATACCGCTGAAAAAGGTGGTTTGCGTAATGGTCAGATTGGTAAGCAAATCCAAGGCTTCCAAGTTTACATGTCGAACTCGCTTCCTCGTGTAGGCGCTGGTCCTGCCACTGTCGGTACGACTTCGCAAAACACCGACTATGGTGTTATTGTCGCAGGTCATAGCTCGGCAATTGCTACAGCAGAAAACCTGACTAAGACGGAAACTTTCCGTTCGCAAGAAACCTTCGCTGACGTGGTTCGTGGCCTGCAAGTCTATGGTCGCAAAATCCTGCGTCCTGAAGGCATTGTGACTGCCAAGTATAACGTCGCTTAATAGTAGTAGAAAGGATATAAACTATGGCTACTCTTAATAGCGCAAAACGTAATACTTCGGGTCAGTTTGATTCCGCTGAGAAGCGCTTTGCTCGTGTGATTGATATGGTTGTCGATCTGTCTGCTGATGCCACAATGGGCACAGCAACGGACGACATCAGCTTGATCACTCTTCCGGCTGGTACGATGGTGCTTTCTCTGACCCTTCAACAGGTCGCTGTAGGCACTGGCACTGGTACTCTGGTGGGTCGTATCGGCACTGCCACTGTAACTGCTACCCTAGCCTCTACGGCTGCTGTAGGCACTCTGGCAGCCCCTGCCTCGGCTTCGCTGCCGCTGGTTGTGCCTGTTGGTGGTCTGGAACTTAACGTTCTTGGCGCTACGGCTGTTCGTACTGATGGTCGTGTTCGTGTGGTTGCTGTAATCGTCGAAGGTGATAAAACTCCTCGTGAGCCGATCACTGTTCTGCGTGACGCAATCTAAATTTCTTAGGGGGAGGGGGAGAGAAAAATCTCTTCCTCCCCTTTTTTATAGCTTGGGGTTAATATGGCACTCACTTTTTTGTCGTTAGTAAACGATGTAAACCTACGTCTTAATGAGGTGCCTCTAACCTCTAGTAACTTTGATTCAGCTTCTGGTGTCTACGCAGATAATAAGGGGCATATCAACAACGCTATTAACAGAATTAATCGAGAAGAGTTTGAATGGCCTTTTAACCATACCACCAAAACTCAAACTTTGGTCGTCAATCAAAGTAAATACCCATACGAAGTAGATGCTAAGAGTGTTTCTTTTGACACCTTTCGTCTAAAGGGGAATGTAGCCTATAATAATGTGTCCGGTCAACTGGGGACAGTGGACTACGAAGAGGTGCTGCACAGATACCCCGATTATGAATTTCACCCAGAAGACTATGCAAGCTCTCCCACTCATGTATATAGGAATAGAGACCTTTCTTTTGGTATTCTTCCTCCCCCAGATCAAACCTATGATATCCTCTACGAGTATTATAAACTCCCTGTAGATATGACAAACTGGGATGATGTTCCTTCTATCCCCGAACAGTTTAGATGGGTGATTATTGAGGGGGCTATGTATCACGCCTACTTGTTTAGGGGTGGCCTAGAAGAGGCAGCAGCTGCTAATGATCTCTTTAAACAGGGGATCAAAGACATGAGAAAAATCTATATCAACAGAACCGAATATGCACGTTCCACAGTGATCAGATCGTAAGGTGAAATATGGCTACACGTTGGGAATCGTTCCCCATTAAGTTTGAGGGGGGTTTGACTACCGACCTTGGGCGTATTGAACAAGGGGTGCAAGCTCCGGGGTCTGCCACAGTTTTACAAAATTTTGAAGCAGATGTGCAAGGTGGTTACACTCGTATTCTTGGCTATGAGAAGTTTTCTACTACAGTGGTTGGTGGGGTAGGGCAGATTGTTGGTGTGGTTGCTGTCAGCTCCTCTGAAGTCTTAGCTATAAGAGGTGCAAAACTTCAATACTCTTCAGGCACCACTTGGACAGATAAACTAACTTTGGTTAACCCCCTCCCCACTTCTATCGCTTATGACACTTTTAACTTTGATGGAACGAGAAAGATCATCATTGTAGATGGCTTCAATGAACCGTATGTGTTTAACACTACGACTAAAGCTGCTGCATACTTGACGACTTCTCCTACAGATGTTGATGGAGCTATTGATGTGGCTGTTTTTAAAAATCACATTTTTTACGCTAAAGAAAACCTACTAAGTTTCTGTGCACCATTCCTAGAAGATGACTTCACTCCTGCTAATGGTGCTGGTGTTATCAACGTGGGGGATAAAATTACAGGATTGGTCGTCTTTCGTGACCAACTAATTATTTTTTGCCTAAACAGTATTTACAGGTTGTCAGGAAACACAAGCTCTGATTTTGTTCTCAACTCTATTACGAGAAATACGGGATGCTTGTTCAGAGATACAATCCAAGAAGTTGGTGGTGATATCCTCTATCTTGGACCTGATGGTATTCGTTATCTCAGTGCCACAGAGAAACTAGGGGATTTTGGTTTAGCTAAGGCGTCTAAGAAAATTCAAAAGAACGTTATGGTTAATCTTAGCCCTACGTCTAAACTAGCCACAATCACCATCGCAAACAAAAATCAGTACCGACTTTTTAACTTTGTTAGTAATGTTACCCAAGCTGAAGCCGATGGGTTTATTGGGGTTAAGTTTTTAGATCAGACTTCTGAGGATATTTCTTGGTCCACAACTAGGGGGATAAAAGTCTATTCCATTAGTAAGTGGCAAGAAAGTGACAGAGAGCATATCTTCTTTTCCTCCGACTCTGATTTTGTCTATCGTATGGAAAGTGGCAACTCTTTTGATGGGGCAGATATTACAGCTATCTTTGAAACCCCTTACATGCCTATTACAGACCCACGTAAACGTAAAACTCTTTACAAACACACTCTGTATGTAAAGCCTATGGGCAACTTAGAACTTACCGCAAAGGCCAAGTTTGATTACGATGGTGTGAGAAGTTCTAACACCCTCCCTTTTACCATCACCAGTGATGTTGCAGGAGGGGCTGTATACGGAAGTGCATCTACACTTTATGGTTCATCTATATACGCTTCTCTATCAGACGCTGAATACTATAATAACCTAAATGGCAGTGGGTTTGTCGTTGCTTTGAGGTATTCCTCTACGACACAAAAACCCCCCTACAACTTAAACTTTGTCCTCCTAGAATACCGAGAAAATGAGAGGCGATAATATGAAAATTAATTCCTGTTTGATCGGGGTGGAGGTGTACTATTTCTGGGTATATTAGACAAGACACGACAAATCAAATTGCCAACGGCAACACTGTAGACGCAATCCCTTTGGACCAAGAATTTGATGCCATCACGTCGGCATTTTCTGCTGCTAGTGGACACAGACACAATGGTACTGTAGGGGAAGGTGCCCCAATTACAGTGGTTGGCCCCACTCAAAATGTCACCATTAGTACCAATTCTATTACGCCTAGTGTAGACAATACAGTTGACCTTGGTTCTGCCGCTCTTGAGTTTAAAAACATTTGGATTGATGGTGTCGCCCAAATTGATAGCTTGGTCGCTGATACAGCAGATGTTAATGGGGGTACAGTGGATGCTACAGCTATTGGTGCCACTACCCCTTCTACAGGAGCTTTTACAACACTGTCCTCGTCTGGTGCAGCAACACTAGCTTCAGCAACAGTGGGTGGAGCAGCTGTTACTACAGCATCTAACGTCCAAACCCTGACAAACAAAACTATTAACTTGTCGTCGAACACGTTAGTAACCACAAATGCTCAACTTGGGGCAGCTACAGGACAAGGTGGAACAGGAACAGGAGCTTTAGTTTTTGCAGTTGGCCCCACCTTTTCAGGTGCGCCTGCTGCCCCTACAGCAGCCGTTAACACAAACACTACACAAATTGCCACAACAGCTTACGTAGTTGCTCAAATTGCAGATGATGCCCCAACTAAAACTGGTAGCGGTGCTTCTGGAAGTTGGGCTATTAACGCTGCAACAGCAACCACTCTTGAAACCCCAAGGACTATCAATGGGACTTCCTTTAGTGGTGCAGCGAATATTGTCACCTCCCTTTGGGGGACAGCAAGAAACCTCACAATTGGTGCTACAGCCAAAGCTGTAGATGGTTCTATTGCAGTGGCTTGGTCGTTGGCAGAGATTGGTGCGCAAGCTGTTAATGCCGTACTAACAGGTTTGTCTAGCTTAGCAGCTACCCCCGGTATACTGGTGCAGACGGCAGCTAACACATTCGCAATCAGAAGTTTGGCTGTAACAGCTAACACTGGTGTTGGTGTAACTAATGGTGATGGTGTAGCAGGGAACCCAACAATTGCTGGTGTCACTCAGGTACAAGGAACTTGGGATGCTGGTGCATCTACTACAGAAGCTGTAATTAGCCCAAATAAGCTATCATCCACTATCACTACACAAAAGATTACAACTCCTGCTTCTCAAGTTACGACAAGTGGGACAAACTTCGATTTTACAGGTATCCCCTCTACAGCTAAACGTATCACTGTTATTGGTAATGGGGTTTCTCTGACAGGCACAGATAGCCCTATGGTTAGACTTGGGACTGGTGGGGGTTTTGTCTCTGCTGGTTATTCCTCAGCAGTGTCTACAATCGCAGGTGTCTCTACTAATACGAACGCATTTACCTCTGGTTTTGGTGTTGGTTGGAATGTCGCTGCGGAAGCAAATACCTTTACTTGTGTGCTAACAAGGGTTGCTACATCTAACGCATGGACCTACTCTTCTTCGGGGCTTAGGTCTGTTGCTGGTGCCAATACAATTGGTGCAGGGTCTATCACTCTTGGTGCTGCCCTCACCCAAGTCCAGCTTACTCGTGCAGGAACTGACACTTTCGATGCAGGTGTTGTCTCGATTACGTGGGAGTAAATGGTGGAGATTTTTTTAACTTATTGGCAGCTTTTTCTTGGTGTTTTTGGGGCAGTGGTTTTTGTCGTCCGTACTGAAGGCAAAACAAGAGAGCACGATAAAGAACTAAGCAGACTTCAGACACAAAGAGATGCTGACCAAGCTGCTCACCAACGAAGTAGAGACGAAACACACGGTATGCTAAGAGATATGAATAGCAAACTAGATCGTTTAATTGAAAGAATGATGAAATGAATATCACCCCCTTACTAGATTTTATCAAACAACCTGAGAGTGGTGGAGACTATAACATAGTTTGGGGGGGTATCAAAGCCAAAGATCGGCCTAACAAATCTCTTACGAAGATGACTATCAAAGAGGTTTTGGATTGGCAAGACTCCATTGATAAGAAATACAACAGTGAAGCAGCAGGGGCTTATCAGATAATGGAGGACACACTACGTCCTCTGCCTCCTGCTGCTGGTCTACTAGTGTCAGATTTGTTTAACGAAGCTAACCAAGACGCTTTGGCAACAGTGTTGTTAAAACGAAGAGGATTGGATCGTTACCTAGCAGGGGGTTTGTCAGCAGAAGAATTTGCTAACAACCTTGCTAGAGAGTGGGCTAGTTTGCCTGTTGTTACAGGTGAGAAGAAGGGGAGGAGTTTCTACGCTGGGGACGGACTAAATAAGTCACACGTCTCGGTAGATGCTTTCTTAAAGGCAGTGAGAGATGTGAAGGTAAGCCCTTCTCTCCCCACGCCTCCTATCACCAAAGCTAAGTGGTCTTGGGCATCTCTGTTCAAGATGTTATTTAATAGGACATAACTATATGTCATTATATTAGTATTATATATTCTAGGGTGGCGGAATAATTTTTAAACCCCTAGTAGTATATAGTCAGATTTTGCTCCTTGTCAAGGGGTTAGAAAAAATAAATATTTATACGTAGGATGTCTCTATGAATAATCTTTCTAAAACTCGTGGTACAGCCTATGCTACAGCCATCGTCGTTGGTCTAGCAAGCTTGGCTAAATTTATGGGGGTGGCTGATTTTGACCCCGCCACAGGTATGTTTGACCCACACCCCTTTTCTATCTATCTGCTCGCTGGGCTAATCACCCCAATCCCCGCAGCCGTTTTAGCTTTTGTAGCTCTGGTAAAAGGTTGGGGATCAAAACAAGTTAAGGTGGTAGAACATGTTGTCGTTTCTGAAGATAATCACTAAAGGGTATACAAAGGCCCTCACAGCCCTTGGGGTGGCCCTTACAGCAGTGTTAGGTGTTTTGGCATACGGATGGTCCAAGAAAAGAGAAGGGGCCTCAGAGGCTGCTACAGAGGCTCTGTTGGACGATGTAAAGAAATTGGAGAAAGCTCGTGAAGCAGCTTATGAAGAGAAAAGAAATGTTAGTGGGCTTTCTCCTAGCGACATCGTTAATCGCTTGCGCAGCAGGGACGGTGATTGGGGCAGCTTGTAGTGTCTATCAGGGGGCTAGGTTAGATATGCCAGACCCAACAGGCTCATCTAGAGCCTTCTTAGAATGGCTTAATACTTTAGACCTTTCTATGCTAACAGTTTGTAAGAGAGGGTAGTATGGCAAAACAGTTTGGTGGTTTCACCGGAGAGCAGACAGAAGTTCTTGCTCGTAAGATGGGGTTTAAAGGCCCTATGGATCAGTTTTCTAATTTCTTGAAGTCTGATCCTGCCAACTCTCAAAAGTTTCATGCTTATGAGAGCAAAGCTAAAGAGATGGTGGCTAGTGCTTCTGAGAAGAGGGGGTTTGCTACTGGTGGGGTTGTTGCAGAAGTTCCTGCTGAAAAGAAAATTCCTATTGCTTTTAAACCCACAACCACAACCGCTCCTCCCCCCACTCCTACTACACCTCCCACCCCTAGCACTTCTCCCGCTACAGTGACCGACATTACTACGACAACTGTAGACAGTAAGGGGAAGACTACTTCGACAGTTAATCCGGTTGTAACTCCTAGTGACACATCTACTGGTGCCGTGACGACAGCAGATATGATTGCCAATCCAGACGAGTATCTCACTGCTGTTGAGCCTGTAACCGGGACAGTTTCTGATAGTGAGCTTATTGATCGTGAAGCTGGTAGTGTAACAACAAACCCTGATGTCACCGCTTCTACATCAGGGACAACTACTACAGCCACTGAGCCAACTGTTACAGCTGCCCCCACTGTCACTACCTCCTCTGTCTCTCCTGATGTAAAAACTGCTACAGATAGCATGTCTGCTATTCATGGGACGGTTAGTGAAGGGGCCACTGTAGAGGCTGCCACTGCTCTTCCTTCGTCCGATGCCACAGTTGCTGGGCAGATGGAAAAGCTAATGAAGCAATTCGAGGGCGGAGCCACTCCTCCTTGGGCTGCTGGCGCTATTCGTAACGCTAATGCGATTATGGCACAAAGAGGTTTGGGTGCCTCCTCTATGGCTGGTGGAGCTGTTACACAGGCTGCTATGGAGAGCGCAATTAGTATTGCTGCTCAAGACGCTGCTACCTTCTCCTCGTTTGAGATGCAGAACCTAAACAACCGTCAGCAAGCTCGCCTACAAAATGCTCAAGCCTTCCTTCAAATGGATTTGGCAAACCTAGACGCTGACAACCAAATGAATATGTTCAAAAGTCAGAGCATTATTCAGGGGCTGTTCACTGACACTGCTGCTGAGAATGCCACTAAGCAATTCAATGCTACAAGTCAGGGACAGACAGATCAGTTTTTTGCTAGTCTAAAGTCTCAAGTGTCTCAGTTCAACGCTTCTCAACAGAACGCTATGTCTCAGTTTAATACTGAACAGACGAATACTGTTGGGATGTTCAATCGTCAAATGAATGATGCTAGAGACCAATTCAATGCTTCTAACAGATTGGTGATTGACCAATCTAATGCTACATGGCGACGTAGTGTCACTACCGCTAATAACGAAGCAGCTAACGAAGCAAACAGAATTAATGCTCAGCAAGCGACAGGTATGACACTGGCTGCGTATAACAATCAGATGCAACGAGAGAGAGACTTTTACTCGTTTGCTTATGAGTCGTCTGAAAACTCTA